CCGCAATGGTTAACACTTTTAATAGTGTAAGAGTAACTTTTGAAACAGGTGGAAGAAATGTAGTTTCAGTTGATGTTCTTTTTAAGTTTTCTACAAGTCAAAATGTAAATGTAATAGAAAGGTTTAACAAATCAGATGAAGGTTGGTCAGATAATGATTCTGAAAACATTACGTTTACTAATAAAAAAATATTTACTGCATTGCCCGCAGAGCAATTACTTAGGTTATTTGATAATGTACCAAGAGTCGCACAGGCACAAACATTAATGGGTAATAGATTAATGTATGGTAATTATGTTGATGGATATGATGTTGCTAACAGCGTAGGTAAGCAGATAGATATAGACTATGATTTAACACTTATATCAAACACTTTAAGCGCAGAAGAAATAGAAGGAACAAAGGACAAGACAACTTACAATATAGGAATTCCTATAACTATAACTGACTCTGTAATAGAGATAGACTTTGGAGGATTAGCATTAGTTCAAGGCGCTCAGATAGGTATAGAATTTAATTATATAAGTAGTCAATTTGATGGGGATAGCTCATATTATTCAGATGATAATCAACCTAAAAATGAATTTGTATATACTTTTTTGTTTAATTTGCAAAGAAATTACTCAAGTGTTAATGATTTAGCTAGTAGTCCAGAATTTATAAATGCTATAAGTGAGTTTGTACCACCTTCTGAATCAAGTTGTTTTGATGCCGCATTAGTGGGGGGAACCCGTGGTTCGTCTTTAACTGATATTTATAATTGTCAAATACTTACTAGAAACGGATGGGTTTATGATGCATTCGGTATAAACGGAGTAAACAATGGTTTTGCAATTGGCACTTCTTTGGGAGACGATATAATAAGTATTACTATCCCTGGTTTAAGATTTGCAGAACTTGACTTTACCGACCCTAATAATCCTGTTCCAACAAATACTTATGCTTACGAATATCTTGCAGCTGTAGATGCTGTAGGACTATATTCTAGTAATTCTTCTAAAAGGTCTTTGCATAGCAATAGAGATTATGAGATTGCTATTGTATACATGGATGAATACGGAAGAAGCACCACTGCATTAGTCGACACTGATAACACTGTTTTTATACCATGTGAAAACTCAATTGACCAAAACAATGTTAGAGTTCAGCTAAACAACTTACCTCCTTATTGGGCAACAAAATATAAATTTGTTATAAAAGAATCTGAAGGCGAATACAGAACTGTTTACTCTCAGATATTTTTTCAAGAAGAAGAAACAGGTGCTATATGGTTTAAGCTTGATGGAGATAACAGAGATAAAGTAAAGGACAATAGTATTCTGTATGTAAAAACAGATACTACAGGCCCTGTTTTTAATTGTGCTAGTACAAAAGTATTGGCATTTGAAAGTCAAATAGAAGATTTTTTATGTAAAAAAGATGCTAATGGTGTTGTTATAAGTGGAACTTGTGGTCAGCCTACAGGTACATATATGAAATTAAAGCCATCGGGTTTTAATGCTAGTGCGCCAGAAAATTCTTTTATAGAGAGAGAAGATGGATCTAGGGGTTCTTATTCTATAGCAACAGTATCTACTAGTCTTGAGGATGAAAACGCAGTATTTTTACCTTATGATATTCCTGCTGGAAGTATTATTCAGATAAAATTAGATACAAGAAGAAATAAAAGAGGTAGTAAATGTGGTGGTCGTATTTACACATACGATAAGACATTTGTAGCTAGTGATGACTATGATAGTTTATACGCTTGGGCTGTAGGAGATAATATAGATTTTACAAATGGAATTTCTAGCGGATCAGATGATACAATCAATACTGTAACTTTTGACGAAACAATATATTCTTACCCTGCTCAAAGCAGTACCGTATACAATAGAGTGGGCGACTGGAGTTCAACAACGGGTACTGGACCTAACTTTCCAATTACAATAACATTTCTTGTTGCAGGAACTTATGGGTTAGGAGATATAGTGTATTATGAGCAATCACCATTTATATATATAAATATAGGAGCAATAACAGGACTTAGTAATAATGATAAAACAATAACAATTCAATCACCTAACATTACTGGTGCAGTTCCAAATGAAGTTATTTATTATTCTGACCCTCAAGCAACAGGTGCGCCTGGAGGTGCAGGAAGAACAGTAGTGTTTTTTCAAGAAGAAACAGGAACAGGAAGGCAGTTTATGTCTCTTCAAACAGGAACTCCTCAATGTAGTAGTCCTGATAAAAGAAATTCTTTTGTATCAATTGAAACAATAGTTACTAGAGCATCAACTTTAATGGTGTTTGAGACTGAGCCAATACCTGCTAATGATGAATTATACTATGAAAATGAGCAGACATTTGATATTGTTAATGGGTTTCATTTATCAGGTAGTGCTGATTCTGACCAAGACCAAACAGCTAGTTTACCAGCTGTAATAGATTTAACATTTTTTAATTGCTACACATTTGGTAATGGTGTAGAAAGCGACAGGGTGCTAGATGCCTTAGTAAAGCCATCTCTATCACTAGGAGAAAAAGTTACTTCGGTAGCTGAAGAGCAATACAGAGAGGTTCATCGTTTTTCTGATATAACCTATAGCGGTAACTTCAATCAAGAAACAAACCTAAATAAGTTGAACCAATTTAATTTGGCTTTAGCAAACTTTAAGACATTAGAGACTTCTTACGGACCTATTAGAAAAATGCACGCAAGGCAGACAGATATACTTACACTTCAAGAAGATAAAGTATCTTATGTTTTAGTTGAAAAGAACTTACTTTCTGATGCGTCAGGAGGTGGAGCCTTAACATCTGTACCAGAGGTTTTAGGTAAGCAAATAGCTAGGTCTGAAGAGTATGGTATTAGTAATAATCCTGAGAGTTTTTCTTCATATGGTCCTGATGTTTATTTTACAGATGCTAAGAGAAGTAGTGTAATAAATTTAAAAGGAGAATCTAAAGGTGGTATTTCAGACAAGCTTTCTGTTATTTCTCAAGTAGGAATGAGAAGTTGGTTTAGAGATTTATTTATTGATTCTTTTGACACTCAAAAATTAGGTGCTTTTGATCCATACATGAATGAGTATGTATTAAATTCTAATGAAGTATTAATACCTCAAATTCCTGTAATTAGGAATTGTGGATATACTTTATTGCAAAACAATTCTACATCTGTTGTCACTTTTAATTTAGATTGTACAAATGTAATTGGAGATGTATCTATTGATTATAACTTTTCAATAGGTGGTGCAAACATATCTGTTGTTTATAATGGAGTTAATGTGTTAAATACTAATGTATCAAATTCAGGTTCTGTTTCTTTTACAAAGTCACAAACAAATCCTATTATAGCTCAGGTTACAATAACTCCTATTTTAACAGCTACTTACGAAATGACATTTGGATGCCCTCAAGGAGAGCAGCTAACGGTTACTCAGATTTTAGTTAATTTTGAAGGGGAGGCTACTTTAACAACCACTACAAGATACAAATGGGAATTAGCAGGAAACTCTAGCCCATATAATACTAATAGTGTAGTTTTTGAGGATGATGGAATTTCATTGTTTGAGTCGCAAACAAACCAAGAATCTTTTGGCTCAATACCTGCTGAGGGGTCTACTGTTATAATGCAAAGTAGACAAGCAGCAGGACAAAGTTTTAGTTTTGACCCGACTAAAGACGAGTTTAAATATTTAGTTTCTAATGTTCAGTATACTGAGGCAACTATAAATACTTTATTACCACTGTTAAATACGGCTACTCCAATTACAGGAGGTCCATTAAATTATGAGGCTTCTTTTACTTACAACAACCCATCTAACAATGATTATTTATATCTTGTATGGGATTTTAGGTCACCAACAGCAATTGAATTATGTTATGACCAAACAAGCTCAGTAGATGTTTGTTGTGATTGCGCACCTTAAAATTTAAAAAAAATGAGTTTAGTAAATAAATATATTAATTCAAATGATTTTTTAACTGCAACCGCGGTTTATGATGATGTGAATTTAACAACATTGTCTCCAGATGGTTTTTATCAGTTTGGAGGAAATTATAGACAACAATTATTGGGTGTTTTAGGTTCTTCTTCAGTTTGTGATGTTTGCTATGAGCCTTGTGGAACAGGGCTTGTTATTCCAAGTGGCGATACAGGGCTATACAACCTCACTTTTAACGCAGGAGGTACTTTAGCAGACGTAGGTGCTATTGTAGTTTATTTTAACCCAGCTCAAGTTCCTGATGGAATTAGAGTTTTGTATAATGGTGTTTATTATAATAAAACGTCTAATGAAACCACTGGCGTAATACAATCAACAAGTGGTGTTGCTGATGCTTTTACAATATTAGGAGACCCTGCCTCTACATGTGTGCCTGCACCTGGAACTTATTCGTATGATTATTTTGATGGCTACACAGGGGCTACTTGGGATGTAGGAGACCCCACACCTCAAGATGTAACTATAACAGCAGGAGATGACCAAAGAGGGGCGGCTGGATTGTGGAGTACATTGGTTATTCCAAAACCATTATCTTTGCCTAACATAGTAAGTGTTCAGGTTTTAGGACCTTGCGAATCAACGGGTTGGAATTTAGAAGTAAATTGCCCTGCTGATTTAGAAAGTTTTAATAGCTCTTCAAATCAAGGTTCTTCTACAGCATGTGTTACTGATGACCAAAGATTTTACTTTGCAAGACATAGAGGCTTTTCAAATGCACTTCCCGTTGTAACTAATTTTGTATTTTCAGATAGCAATGGAGTTTTTCCATTAGCTAATGGTAATTATGTAATGAGTGATAATAATGTAATAACAGTTGTTAATGGAGTTGTAACTGCAATAGTTGCCTGCACACCATAATAAATAAATAATGAGAGAAAATTATACCTTAACATATAGTGAGTCTGTAAATGGATGGCCTTCATTTTACAGCTATTTTCCAGATTTTGCTTTGGGAATGAATCAATATTTATATTCTTTTAAAGGTGGAAATCTTTATAGGCATAATACCAATGAAACAAGAAATAATTATTACGGAGTTAATTATGACTCTACAATAACTGGTGTTTTTAATGAACAGCCAACAGCTACTAAAGTATTTAAGACCATTGAACTAGAAAGTGATGATGCCTGGAATTGTGAGCTAGTATCTGATCTTGGAGCAGGGTATATGCCAGATAGTTATTTTGTTGAAAAAGAAGGGGCTTTCTTTGCCTTTATAAGAAGACTAGATGGGGTTGATAATTTAGCGTTAAGGTCAGCTCAAGGATTAGGTACGCTTTTAAGTACAACAGGTGTAGGTCCAGCACCTATAACATTAACTTTTTCTTTTGTTATTAATTCAATAATGAGTATAGGTGATGTTGCATATACAAACTCAATTATCGGACCTGTAGAAATAGGAGCAATAACAGGTATAAGTCAAGATAGAAAAACAATTACAATAGCAGCTCCAACATATGCAGGTACTGTTCCTGTATCATATATATTATATGTTAAAAATAGCGTTGCTGAGTCTTATGGGACGTTGGGTTACTTCTTGCAGTTTAAACTTAGTAATTCAAATACTAGTGCCGTTGAACTTTTTACTGTTGATTCAGATGCATTCAAAAGTAATCCTTAGTTTTTTGTATCTTTGTTTTAATGAAATTTGAAATAAGAAAATTAAATCAAGAAGATTACGATTCTATTTTAGTTGATTGGTGGAAAGATTGGAGATGGACACCACCAGCAAAAGATTTTTTACCAGAGAATGGTGCAGGAGGTTTTATTGTTTATGATGGAAATATTCCTGTATGTGCAGGATACATTTATATTACAAACTCTAAGGTAGGTTGGTGTGATTGGGTTGTTTCTAATTTTAAATATAAAGACAGGGAGAAAAGAAATATAGCCTTAGTTAAGTTGGTATCAGCATTAACAAAGGCTTTGACTATACATGGTTGCAAATATTCTTATGCCTTAATAAAATCTGATTCACTAATAAATGTTTACAAGGAGATTGGATATAGCGAAGGGGATAAGTATACAAAAGAAATGATTAAAAAATTATAATATGGGCGTAGTAACATCAATAGCAATGGCCACAGTAGCAGTAGGGGGCGCAATTACAAAGGGAGTATTAGCAGGAGATGCTGCTAGTTCAGCGGCTAGAGAAGCAGGTGACTTAAGACTACAACAAGCAGAACTAGAAAAAGAAGCTGTAGCTCGTTTAGAGCAAGACTTTTTTGAAGGCGTTAGAGTTAATACAGATATATACGACAAAGCTTTAGAGATGTCTAATGTAAAGGGTGCTGAACTCGTGCAGGCTGCTCAAGAAGGAGACCAAAGAGGTATTGCTGCTACAGCAGGAAAAGTGAAGGCAATAGAGCAAGCTGGATTAAGCGCTTTGTCAGATCAATTTTCTAAAGAAAAACTAGAAATAGATTTAAATAGAGCGAAGGCAAATGAGTTGTCAGCAGCTGAGATAGCTGCTATGCAAGACGATAGAGCAGCAGCAGCAGGTCTTAGGTCAGACGCTTTAATGGCTCAATCTGATAAACTAAGAGGAGATGCTGTTGGAAACTTTATTGGTGCTGGTGTAAGTGCAGTAACGATGGGTGTTGATATAGCAACTGAAATATCAGCAGGTAAAGATCAAGCCGCAATAGATAAATTAGTTGCAGGTGGAAAGACGTTAGGAGAGGCTCAAACAATTGTAGCAGATGCATCTAAAGCCGCTAGACGAGATTATATGGGTGGAAACGCAAACGCATTTGGAACTGCTCCAACTCCGATACTTGAAGGACAGTTTAATCAATTTACACCTGTTAATGATTTTAAAAGTATAGACACTTCATTAGATTTTAAGTCAAATTCAAACCCATTTTTAAATCCATCAGGAATGAAAAATTTCTTCCCAGGTCTTGATACTAAAAATATCTTTAACACAGACTATACAAGTATGAAAAATAACCAGGTTTATGATGATTTTATGAAAACGTTTGAATATCAACAAGGAAGAGGGATATAACAATATAATTAACAAGATATGGGTAGTGCATTAGACGCAGCTAAGTTTTCAATATCGCAGGGTTTTACAGGTGTAAGTGACCCTTCGTCAACATTTTCAGCAATTGATAAAGGAATTAAGGACCTTACTGATTGGCAAACAAAAAGAAAAGAAGATAAGGAAAAGCTAGAAACCGATACTGCTACAAAATATAGAGAAGCAGAAAAGCAAGCATATGAGAACTTACCTTCTGGTAAAAATGCTCAGGCTCAGATACTAAGTGGTTTAGAGGAATATAAAGAAAGACTTTACACCAACATGAAGCTAGTTCAAAGAGGTGTTATAGGGGCTAATGATAATCTTATATTTAGAGAGAATGGTACTCAAAGTTTTAACATTCTTTCAGACATAGTAAAAGATTACGACAAACAAAGAGAAGAATACATAAAAGGAGCTGAAGGATATATTGATGAGAAAACAGGGAAACTTGTAGAACCAATATATGGTTCAGTAGCAGCTGCATTGCAAGATATGCAGACTCAGATAGGAAACCCTGATTTTACAAAACTTGGATTTGATTCAAAAGGGAATGGTATTATTACTTTTTATGAAACAAAAATAAATGAACAAACTAGCACTAGAGAGCTTGTTCTTGATAAGAATGGAAATCCTATTCCTCAAAAGGGATTAGATGGGGTTAACTTAATAGCCTACAAAAATGGACGTAACCAAACTGCATTAAGAGTTAACTTAGACCAGAGAACTAGAGACTTGGTTGGAAAAGACAGTCTTTTAGGTAAAAAATACCAAACAATGATATCTCAGGGCGGCATGGTAGGTGTTGTTATAGATGATATTCGTGGTAAAGATGGTAAACAAGTTAAGTCTTTAATTACTAATGCAGCAGGTAATTTAATTACTAATGTCGCTGAAATGGCTAGTGTGTTATCTGATAATGGAGAAAACCCATCACAAGTTTTAAATGATAGAATGTGGGGTGAGGCAAAGAGAAATGGTGCTGACATGGATGAAAAGATACCATACGACTATGTTGATCTTGAGACTGGTGAGTTAAAACAAGGCATGAAGAGTAAGTATATCAAGATAAAGACAGCTAATAACAATCAAATGGTTCCTATACTTAGTGAAGAAGATAGGTTAGCTGCCGAAAGGATAGCTCAATTTTCTGTATACAACTCATTAGAAAGAGGAATTAGTGGTGGCGCTCAGTATAGACCTTCTTCAGATCCAATAGGCGCCAAGCAAGACAAAAGAAATATACAATCAGGGGTAGACCTGTTAAAGAAAATAAATCAATATACTTCAGGAACCCAAGAAGAGGTTACTGGGGCTGGAGAAGGCCTTAATATATCCTCTGACCTAAAGTACCGTTCTGTAAAAGACAAAGTTGAGAAAATTAATGGAGAAAATGTTGTAGTTGGCTTAGACCTTGTGTTAGTAAATAAAGATGAGTCAACAACCCCTGTTAATATTCCATACTATACTAAAAATAAAGAAGGAAAATTTGTAAAAAGACCTTATGTGGATATATTAGAAGACAAGTACAACGCGTTTAAAAAACAGGGCGCTCCAGATTTTGGTACAGTACTTGAGCTTGCTAAATCCCAAGGCATAGACTTAAATAAGACTTTATCTTCAGCTGATAGAAAGAGAGAAAGAGAGGTTGTAAGAAAGGTTGAGGTAACAGAGATTCCAATTATAACACCTACTACCGCTTTAGATACTAAAGGAAGTACTGCTATTAGTTCTACCTTAAAATCAGGTGCTTATACATCAATTACAAGTAATATCCTTGCAAATAACTTAGATCCCAACCAAGGGCCAGATTTAGCGTTACAGTTAGAATCTAGTTTTGGACAGATGGCAGAAAAACAAGGATCAAATCAAGGCTCTAATGTGAAGTTTGAGTTTGACCCAGCAAAGGGAACTATAAGTGTATTAGTTAATGGTCAATCAGTGGAGACACAGAAAATTACTGGAAATGATGAAAGTCTAAAAACAGCTGTTTCAACTCTGTTAACTGCGGCAGCAGAAAAAGGACTTCCTTCAAGAAAAGCAGGTAGTAAGGAAGTTTCAAGTATAAACAAAAAAATTAGAACTATTGCTCAGATTATTAAAGAAGATAATGTAACTCCAGCACAAGCACTTGTAATATTTAACGCACAATAATTATGTTTGAAATTGAAGATTTATTTGAATTAAGTTTAGATGGGGCTTTTAAAGATTTAGAAGAATTTAAGAATTTTGCAAATGGTGTGGATTACGAGACTTTGTTTTCTGTAATAAAACCAGGGGCTTTTAAAGATTTAGAAGAATTTAAATCATCATTATCTGAAAAAAAAAATCAAGTCGATACTCCTTCAGATGGTCAAGAGGAAGTTACGGAATCTATTACAGAGACTCCAACAGAACCTGGCTCTTTGGATTCTTCGCAGGAAAACGTTGAGATACCTGTAAACCCTTTAATAAAAGATGATACTGAACTTTTAATTCCTGAAGCACCGTCTAGGTCAGGTACACTTAAAAATGAAGACGGAAGTGTATCTACTCATAAAATGAAGACCGAAACCGATGGTCAAGGTAATTGGTTTTCATTCCCTACAGTATTTCAAAATGAAGACGGAAGTTTTGTTGACATGTCTGAGCAGGCAAAACAAAACTGGGAGCCTGTATATGAAGAAGCTAAGAAAAGAGGTGAAGTTATAGAGTTTGGTAAAGATGAAAAATCAGCATTAGCATATGGAAAAGGAAGCTGGAAACCTAAATCGAGTGTCTCCACAATAGAGTTAATAGAAACAGATGGTGTATTAACAGATTTGACTAGCAACTTGCTAGATGGTTTATTAGAAAAAAGAACTCTAGCAGTAAAGAAAAATAAAGAAAGAGAGGCTAAATTAAGTCAGGCTCCCTCTATGTACAGGTCTATGCTTGGAGATGACTTTGAGGCAAAAGACGATGATTCTTTATTACAAATAGACGAAGTTTTAAAAGAAAAAATATTAAATGACTTTAACATTAAAAAAGCACTAGAGAACGAAATTATAGACTTATCTATAATAGATGGAGCTTTAAAGGGAAATGAAAATGATATCGCTACCTTAAGAAATCTAGGGGTAAAATCATCTAAAGAAACACAACAAGAAATAGATGAAGGTGATTTAAATAATCCATACAAGTACGAAGGGAAAACCAATATAATAACTCCTGACCAAGTAGAGGGTTCTTCGGTTAATTCTATGTACAACACAAGTAGTCTTCTTGAAATAGAAGGAATGAATATCTTAGATCTTGATGGATATTTAAATGAAAAAGAATATAAAAATCAATACCTAGAATTTGTAGAAAAAGGAATAGTCTCTTCAGACCAAGAAGATTACAACTACACTACAGGATATAGCCCAGCACTTGCATCAGAAAGAATAAGACTTGAATACTTAACGAACTACGTAAACAATCAAGTAGAAAGAAATGTAAAGTCACAAATATTAAACTACCAACTAGAAAACGATGGTAAACTACCTTATCTTGATGGAGTAGAATTAGATTTTACCTCTGGTATAAACGAACAACAATTAACAGCGTACATTCAGGAACAATTTCCGTTAATGACATCAAAGCTAAAAGAGCAAGATGCCAAAAACCAAGAATTGTATCAGGCTATGAAAAATGGTGAGTCTCGTGGAGGAACACAAGCTATTAAACAGGGTTGGAGATCAGTAGAAGACAGAATAAATAATTTCTCTTCTGCTACATATGATTTTGTTGGAGCTGATGATGTGTCTAATCAAATTAGAATGGCCCAAGCTGAAACAGAATTAGATAGAGGTGATTTTTTAAGATACACTTTTGCTAGTGGAAAAGAAGCAGATGTTGATGGTACAGTTTATCTTGTAGATGGTGAAGATCAAATATATGACACTGAGTTAAACCTTAGAGTAACTAACGTTATTACAGAGCAAGAAGCAAAAAAAATTAGAAAAGCAGTTGCTACAGATGGTGTAGAAGGGAGAACTTTCAGTAAAGCAGGTGCTGCCATAACAACAGCTGGTATCGCCTCAGACATGATTCTTCAAATAGCTTTAACTCGTAAAGTTGGGGTTGCTGGACAAGGAGCTAGTGCTTTTTTATCTGCCTTTGACAGAGGTAGTAAGATTGTAAATATAATGAGTAAAGTACCAATGAAAGCAACTACAGCGTCTGCTATGATTGCTCAAGGAACATTATTTTCTACAAACTTAGCGGAGCAAACAAGAAGACAAGCCTTAAGTAATGGGCTATCTGTTTCTCAAGCTGAAGAGCTTTCTAGTATTGCTGGTATTCAGGGATTTGCTTTAGGCTCATTAACAGCTCCTATATCAACACAGACATATGCCATGGATAAAATCTTTGGTAAAGCAGCCAAAGACAAAATAGTAAAAGGTGCGGCAGAAGCTTACGTAAAAAATGGAAGACAAGGCGCTATAAACTTTTGGACAAAAGTAAATAACAAGGCTCTAGAATATGTTAAGAAAACTCCTTTATATGGAAAAGAAGGGGCAAAAGAAGTTGTTCAAGAAAATGTTCAGCAATCAGGTCAAGCTTTTGTTATTGGTGAAAACATTAATGAGGCGGCAGGTAGAGAGATAATGAACGATACCATAACTGGGGATCAATTTATTAATACAACAATACTTTCTTTAGCAGCGGGTTTTATGATGCCAATTGCAGGAGATGTTACTGCTGATGTAAAAACAAACTTTAATAAAAGATTTAGACCAGGCGTTGCTGCAATTGACAGAATGGAGGCCTTATACACTCTTTCAAAAGACGTAGACAAAACAACACAGCTTCTTAATAGCCAAGTAACAAAAGGAGTTTACACAGAAGAGCAAGTAGCTCAAATGTTAGAAAGTATCAATATTTACAGAAGTACTATAAATTTAATTCCATCTAATTTAAGTTCTGAAACAGCATTAAGCGTAATGCAAGATATAGACGCTATAAAAAAATTAGAAAATAAAACTATAAAACCTTCAGAAGATTATTTTAATGATAACACAAAAATAGAAGAACAAATACAAGCCTTAAGAAACAACATAATAACAAAAACTAATTTTGATAATTTATCAAACAAGGGCAAAAGAAAATACAAGGAAGAGGCTGGTAGACAATTATTTAATGAGGCAAGAGAAAGGGGTGAGCAAATAATTGAAATAGATAACGACCAAATTACTGAAAGAGCTATTCAAAATTTTCAAAACACTATTGAAGATACAGCTGCACTTGCATCAGAAAAAAGTTCTGAGCCACAAGCATCACCTGATGTTGAGGAAAAAGAGCGTTTTGTTACCGATAAACAAGCAGAAAAAGTAAACGACTTAATAAATAGACCTGTCACTCTTACTAAGCTAGGTGGATCTAAGCTAGATACGCCAATAGAAGGCGACATGTATGTAGATGGACAACAAGTTGTAGTTGAGGATTCTGAAGGAAATATAATAGAGATTGGTAACGTAGATGAAATTTCAAATCAAACTTTAGAAGAAATAGGCTTAGAGCAGCAAGTTTCTAATGTTAAGACAGATAACGAAGGAAACCTTCAGGTTTTTGATGATGTACTTGTACCAGACAAAGGGGGTATAAAAAGAAATAAAAGAGGTGATGTATCAAGAGTTGTATTAAGAAGTCCTGATGGAAGTAAAACGGTTACGCTAAGAGGTGTTAATGCTGAAGAAGCTGCATATCAAATATTATTAAACGAAGCACAATCTCCTGAACAAGAACAAAAAATTAACGAATTACTAGAAAATGATGAAGAATTCCAAAACGAACTTAGACAAGTTGAAAACAATGTCGAAGCAGAAACAAATCAAGATACTCAGCAGACTTCTGAGCAATCCAGTACCACAGAAAAAAGAACAGAAGAAGAAGTAACTAAACAAAAAGAAGATGCCATTTCAAAGCCAAGCACAAAGGAGCAAGTGCTACCAGATGCTCCAACAAGCACAGAAGGAGGGAAAGACTCCGAAGTGGAATTGCAACAAGTGGGAGAAGGAGACGTTGAACAAGTCACTCCCGACACGCAAGTCCAAGAAGGTGAAACGCAAACCGATAAGCCTAGCGACACGACTACGGAGACAGATGTTGAATTCTTAAAACCAAATGCCCCTGATTCAGCAGGTAGATATGAAAACTATTCTTCTGACAAAGTAGAGGTTAATATTTCGGCTCAAAACGACCAAGGTCAACCTTCTACAGGAAAAAAGACTGATTATAGATTTGAGGTAAGAGTTAATACAAGTCAAGATGGTCAAATGACCAGAAGCAATGCTTTAACTAAAACCTTTAAAACATCTGCTGAGGCTAAAGCTTATGCAGAAAAAATTGCAGCAAATGACGCAGCTAAAACTAAGAAGACAGATACTGAACAAGTAACACAACCTAGTGAGGTAGTTTATGAAATGAATAAGACTGACAAAAAGATTTGGTCTAAGGATTTTGAGATTATAGATAACAGGAATGGTTTAGAGCTTGGCAAAGACGCAGGGAAATGGGTTGTATATAATAGAGTTACTGGAGAATCAGTTGATGCTAAAAGCAAAAAAGATGCTAAAGATATTGTAAATAATGCCCCTGCTTATGCAGGAATATTTGGTGATGGAACAACGGTTGATTCTGAAATGATTGTTACTCCTTCAACGGAAGGTATGAGTGTGAAAGGAAGTAAAAAAGCTCCTAAGATACTTGGAAATAAGCCTAAAATGGTAACTGTCAATGAGTACAACGCCTTAAAAACTCAGATAAAATTAGAGGCTAGAGCAGCTAGAGAAGCGCAGCAAGATTTAAAGAAAAAGAGAAAAGCTGTAAATGAGTTAGTAAAGTTATTCTCTGATGGGCGAAAGGGACAGTTTTCTCCAAAACAGCTTCAGGCTGTTATAAATAGAAGTGAGTCAACAAATTTCTATTCAAGAAAATCTGTTGATGAGTTTTTAGATTACATGGAAAAAGTATTTGATAATGCAGAGCATATTTCTAAAGAAAAAGAAGGCGTATCTATTAAGACTAAAATTAAAAACAAAATAAATAAAGACACTGAAAATTCATTAAAGGTATCTGCAAAAGAATTTTTAAAATTAGATCCTAAAAAGGTTTCAGATATAGATGAGTATTTAAATTACGCCAATACAGTATTAAATGGATTAGGTAAAACTAAGGTTGTTACAAAAAAGGGAGAGAAACAGTTTAAGGTTGCAGACCCTTTTAATATTCAGGATTTAAGGAATTATACTATAAAGCAAAATAAAATACAAGCAGATAATAATTTAAAAAGCGCAAGAGAATATTTTACAGAGCTAACAGGTCTAGACTCTGATAAAATGACTATTGAGGAAATGCAAGACTTAATTAATAAAACCTCAGAAGTCCCAGCCTTAGATAAAGAAAAAATAGAAAAAAATAAAAAAGAAATCAAGAAAGCTTTGTTGGATGCTATTGAAGATTCTAAAAGTGAATTGAACTCAAAGACTCAAACTTTAAACCTAAATGTAAATGACAAATCTGATTTAAAAGAACTTTTAGATTTAGACATAAACAAATTAGATACCAAGAAAAAAATGGAGCTTCTAGATATATTGATTAATTTCAATGTGAATGGCTCTCTTGGAGGTGCAAAATCTTTTATAGCAAAAGCAAGAGGAAATGAAGAGATGGAGAATCTTGTTTCTAAAGGAATAAAAAGTGTTTCTTCAACTAACTCAGCAGGTAGAAGTAGAAATGACCAGCTAACCTCATTACCTTTAGTTTTTGAATTAATGTTTAAAGGACAATCAAAGGCTCGTGAAGTTATGAACGCATTAGGATTTAATGATTTAATGTTTGGTTCTAATAAAGCTAAAAAAGATATTGAGAAATCAATGAAAGAATATTCTGATGTTTTTGGTAAAATAAAAACTAGGAAGGGTAAATACTTTGATCAGTATAATACAACTGAGAGAGGTATAATAGCTGAATTACTAAGAATTGAAGTTGACTCTGAGTTATCTGAACAACAACAATTTAATAATACTAAATCATTAATAAAACAAACATATGAAGCGTATTTTAATACTGGTAATAAATTAGACAATGCTAATGGTAAAATTATTGAGGAGATATACAATAAATTAGTAGACAAATCCTCAAACATTGCTGAGTTAGAGTCTAAGGTAGACCCTGCTAATTTAAAAGGAGTAAACTACGTTATAGAAAACATATGGGGTGAATTAAGACCTCAACTTGTTGCTGTTCAGAAATCAATTTACAATGAAAATTTATCTGAAGATATTAACTTTACTCCAAGAACATATTTTAAAATAACACAAGAAGAAACTGATGAAAAAACAAATTTAGATGATTCATTCTTTGAACCTAAACCTAGAAAAAATCCTTATGATAAAAAATCATCTACCTTGATGAAGGCAAACAGAAGTGGTAACTTACCAAAGGGTAGGGTTTTAAATTTAGGTTTCGATAGCAATAATTTTAATAAAGCTGAAGCTGCATTAACAGATGTTCTTACGGCTAGTGCTATACGTCAAATACAAGGCGCTTTAAATTCTGATTCTTTTAATAAAGTTTTTCCAACTAAGTTAAGTAGAGATGTTGTAAAGCAAAGAATTATAGATTATGTTGATGCTAAAAGGGGTAAAAAAGATATTACTGAAAAAGACCAAAGATTTTTAAGAAGATTAAATAGACTTGCTGGCTTTGGTGTAGCTAAAGTATTAGCAGGTGTAACTCAGCCATTAAAACAATTAGTTCCTTTAGCTAACACATCTATAAATGCAGGTCCAGCTAATACCTATAGAGGAATTATGCTTCTTATAAATGGAGGTATGAAGATTATTGATGAGTCAGGTATGCCGATTGCCAATAGAGGTATTATGTCTCAAGCAGATATAGAGGGATTAAATACTTTAATTGAGAAAGCTGCAAGAACTAAAGGAGGTCAGACAATAGATTTTTTAGACAAGGCAAACAAAAAGCTACTAGATGTTTTATTAGTGAAGTCAGATGTAGTTGCAGCAAGAGCCTCTTTTCTTGCTTATTACATGCAGGCAATGAATAAAAAAGGTGTTGCATCAAACGATATAGATTGGACAAAGCCATTAGAAAGGGACGCTAAAACTTTTGCACAACAACAGGTTGATAGACAACAAAACACATCTGATTCAGATTTGCAGGGTAGACTATTTACATCTCAAAGAAAAGAACCACAAGTTTTAAGAAAAGTACTTTTTCCTTTTGCTAATTTTTTAATCAATCAAAAAAACAGAATGTATTCTGATGTAAGTACATTATTCTACAATCCAGATTTTATCAAAGGAGACAAGACAGCAGCTGCAAGATCTTTAGTAGGGTTAAGTGTAGAGACAGCAATTTTTAACACTTTAGGATACTACATAAGTACTACTTTAGCGTCAATTATTTCTTCATTTATGGGAGGTGAAACACCTGAAGAGGAAGAGAAAAGAAAAATGTATGCTAAAAGAGGGAGAATAGGAAGTGTTGTTGCTGATATTGCAGTTCCACTACCGTTTTTAAATGACACCATGCTTTCTGCATTAAATACAGGAATGGAATTATTAGAAAGCGGAGATGAGGAAGGCGACCCATTTAGGTTTTTCGCTAAAGATGAAAAAGGACTTTTAGACCAGCTTGGAGTATTAGGAATAACCCCTAAGAAAGCATTGCTTCTTTATGAAATGATTGATCTTTACAGGACAGGAGTTGCTAAGAATGTTTATATGGGTAAAAAATCTACTGCCAATATTAATGAGGATGCTAGAGAAAAAATGGGTATTGTTGCCTCTACGTATTTATTATCTTTATTAGGCGGTGGTATAGCTGAAACTAATTACATGGCAGAAAGAGCTTTGAAGTTAGCTAAAAAAACAAGAGAAGGTAAGGCTTTAAAAATAGTTCCTTTTGAAACTAAATCGGAAAAGAAAAGAAAAAAAGAAGAGGAGTTTACTATAAATTCTAATAAAAATAAAGAAGAGTTTACTATAAATTCTAATAAAAATAAAGAAGAGTTTACTATAAATCCTAAGAAAAATAAAGGAGAGTTTAATTTTTAACTTTATCTAATAACTGTTGTAATTTTCTAATCAAAGAGAAGTTGGGTTTATCTTTCAACTTCTCTTTTAGTATTTGCTCTTTAATTTGTTCCATCATTTTGTAAGTGTTCTGCTTCTCTATTTGCATAGTCAGCTATTTTTTTCATGTCAGATATATCGTCTCCTTTTTTTCTTAGTAGGTATTTAAGAATATTCCCTTCGTTAAAATTTAAATCCCAGTGCTTAATTAAATCAATGACATCTAATCCATTAATCTTTCTAGAAGAATATCGCTCGTCTAAAAGAGTTGTGTCTTGTTTATATTGCATTGTCTATAACTTGTATTACGTGTCTTAAGTCACTTTTTTCAAACTCGCCTAGTAAAACGTCATTAACTATTAATAGGTAATAATCTTTTCTTACTTCAATACATTTTGTGTTTTCCATCTTTTAAAATATGTGTGTTAATCTTGCTACTTGTCCATGTTCCATTGAGTGTATAAATCCTTCTACAGCTTTTATTCCACCAACACCATAACCTTTTCTATGATGCCAGGAATCAGATCCGCTTGGTGACCTTAACGACTCAACTGTAATACCATGATAATCTTTACTAGACTTGTGATGTATATGGTGTGTGTAAACATAACGATGCTTTGTATCTGCCCACCACCGAGAGAACTCATTAGCCATTATAAGGGGTAAATCAGCTTGTTTCGCTCCATCTCCATGTGTTGTTCCGATTAAGTTATTACCGTACTTAAAACCTTTCCTATGGGCTATTGAGCAATCGAATGTAATGTTCTTGCTTTTCCTAAACCAAGACTGTATAGAATCCGATAACATGAATCCTGATATGTAGTCGTGGTTACTTGGGTTGTAAACAAAGTGAACATCTGCCACTGCGATTAATGTTTCTAATACATCTACGTAAAGTTTTTTTGCTGTAAGGAAGTTTTCGTACCACATCCCATCAGTATCCTGTGGCGTACCTGCTGTTGTTTTTCGGTGTGGCTCATCGATGTGAAGTAT